GATTTGCTCATGGGCTTCTTTACGCCCAATTCCTGCGCTATATATTCCTAACGGTGCATCCGGCCAGTGCAGTAACATTTTTTCTGCATTCTGCTCAATCAACTCTTTTACATGAGTTGCCATCAACACGCGAGTCTCAGGCCATTGCGTTATCGCATCTTTACATATCGCCGCGACAACGTGCGACTTGCCACTGCCGGTTGGCAATACGATGCACGGGTTACCGTACTTGTTAGCACGGAACCAGTCGTATAGTTGATCAATCGCTCTTTGTTGATACTTACGAAGCATTAACCAACTATCTTTCCGCCATCAAAACGTAAGTCTGCCATAAACTGATCAGGCTTCAGGCATGCATCAAGATTGCTTACCAATTCAGTGCTGGCGTATGTATTAGCATCGCCCTCCCCGTTCCTGATAAAGTTGCCTTGAATCTCCCACACTGCCTCGTTAGGATCGCTACTTTCTAATCGAGTCCAAGGCACAACGTCAGGATGCAAGACGTGCGAGTCGCATCCCTTACGCTGAAAGTCCTCTGGAATGTTTTCAGCTTTGAATCTGTCGCAGTCCCATGTGCCGTTAGGCTTTGGAGTGGAGTGCGCACACGTTCTGCAATTGACTTGTTTGGTAGGTTGCCCCTCGTGGCATATGTGTTTAGCAGGGCAACTTTTGCACATGAACCAAGTAGGATCATCTGATAATCTTGGCGGAGCTTCATTTGACAATGTAATGAATTCGCCCTTTTTTAATAATCGTTCAGCGAATTGCTCATCGTACTCAACGATCTCGGTGTACATCTCATCGTTATCCTTGCACACGGCAACGTATAACGCTTTATGAATCTTCATGCCGTTCATATACACTTGCATCTGCGCATAGTGCATTGGCTTAGTTTCCTGTACGCCCTTTCTCGAAACAAGATCAAAAGACTTTTTGTTGTGAGTCTTAAACTCAGCAATAAATTTTTCCTCTTCATGACCAGGAACACCACCGTAAATGATGCCGTCAACGCTACCGCTAATGTGAGTGCCAAACTCAACGCGAGATTGATTGTCGCCAACGTTACGGATATTGATATTGATTGCTCGGAGGTCAGATACTATCGTTCTCTCTTCCAATTGCCCTCGACGAAACAAGCGGCGCATGCGGCCAGGAAAGTTTTCTGAAAACGCCCAACGAAACATGTACCACAAATAACGCTCGCACTTATGGCCGAGGATTGATCCGCCCATGTGTCCGCGCTGAGTGTCAGTATTTTTTGCATGGTATTCGTCAATGCGTTCTACAATTTTGCTCATGATGCTCCTAAGAGAAGGGGGCCGAAGCCCCCTGTTTTAGTGTTTAGCCCAAGGTGCCGCGTTAGATTTGGTTTCCTGAGCTTTTGGTAGTGGTGATCCGCCGCCTAAAGACTTCCAATCTTTAACTTCATTGCGAGCCGCGTATTGATCAGTTGCTGGGGTTGTTCCAACTTTGATAGACATTTTTAGTCCTATTAGTTGGTCTGAGTCTTTTGGCAGTTCTTTTATACCGCCTGCGGCGGCCATTCTTAATATCTGACTTCGACCAATTTTTTCTGCGGTAGCGTTAGGATTTTTGTATGTCACGTTTCCCCATACTTTGCGGTTGGCATAATTATTACCAATAATGTTATATGTTATCGCAAAATATGCTCCATTCCCATTTTTTGTTGTTCTGAGATCAACATTTTCGATAATTGCCTCATACCAACCATCTGGCAAAGTGTCGTATTTTTTTTCTTCAGATTCAAATTCTTCAAAATCAGATGAGTCAAACTCTAATGTAGCCATGATTATTCTCCAAAAATAATTTGATAAGATGGACGTGATGGAACTGTGGTGATTGCCTCAAGCAACGGATTCGTGATCTTTTCATCAGCACTTCTCCAGCTACTCATATTGATCTCTGCCTTCCATCGGAACAGAGTTGGCAAGTAATCGGACAAACCAGCTTCACGGGCAACGTCTTGCAATTTATCGCTGTCCACTTTGCGGTTCAATCTGCTTACAACTTTGACTCGGTACGGGCCAAGGTGCAGGTTAGTCGTACCGTCTTTTGCTTCATCAACATCAAGCAACTTCGATAACTCATCTTCTGCCGCCCGACGTTGCTCTACCGCTTGACGTTCCTTCTCTTTTGCTTCGATCCAGATCATGCTCAAGCGTCGTACTTCATCATCCTCTTTTGCCGCAGGACTCATACTCATATCAGCCTCCAATTTTCGCAATGATTTTTGATAAGTTCGGCTCTTCCCATTCATCGAGCTTGCCCGAACGATCCTTAGCTTGCCATGACGCGTCACCGTGACACTTCAAGCCGTGCCATGCAACACCGTCAGAGTTTTTCTCAATCCGCATCGCCAGAACTTCATCGAAGAAATACGGCAACTGCGGGCCAATCTTGTTACCAGGCATCGACGGCGCGTACAGCATGCGGCCCATCTCATCCTGCATTTTTTCCAACTTGGCGGTCACTAGGACGTGCATAGGCAGGTCACGGAATGCTCGTATCAAGTCTGTCATTTGTTCCTGCATCGCGCCGTATGCCTGGCGCGGGTCTTTAGCTACTTTCTTCTCAGCGTTCAGCACGACTTCTGCTATCTCTGAGATACTATCCACCGCTACGGATGAAAAGTCTTTGGCGTTATCAACAAGCCACGAATAAGCCTCCCTGAGATCCGCGATTGAGCTGATCTCGATAAAAGGTAGGTCGGCATCCCTAATTGATAACAAGCCGCCCTCAGCGCTCAGAATGACCGGATTGGGCAATGTTTTAATTAACGTTGTCTTACCAGCACCAGCTTGGCCATATACAAGCACCTTCACGCCGGTAGATGATACGGACGACGTACTTCTAAGATTGACTGACATTTTTTTTCCTTATGTTAAAGGCGGTCGGACTATCCGTTCGCCTATTTAAATATTAGCAAAGTCTTTCTGGTATTGGAATATACTGTCCAGACTCTACTAATAAATCTGCATATTCCTGGAACGCTTCTTCCCGTTCTTCTTTATCTGAAAAATCAACTTCAGGAAACATAGTTTCTAAATTTTCTCCAACGCCTTTATTGTCGGCAAACTCAATAACGTACAAGCAAGGGCCTTCGAATGGGACATTTGATATCCAGTAATAAGGATCAGACGCTTCCATCGATATTAGCTCTACCAACGTATGCGAGTCGTCTTGTATCGGTACGAATTTCTTGCGTTTCATCTGAAAGATTGTACTTCAAATCAATTATTATTAAGACCAATATCAAATTGATCATGAAGGCTATGCCGATGCAGATGTTTAAGTGCCAGTGCAAAGCTCGCTCCACACCAAAGTTATCCACAAAATTATGTATTTTTTTGAGCATCATTCTTCCTTATATTTTTCAATCATGGCTGGCTCTACCAACTGGCAGAACCGCTTACCTTCAACGTGCATTTGGAACTCGTAACTGTCAACGTTAACAGTTTGAAGCTCCGCAAAGTATCCGGCGTAATCTAACAACTGAGGCAAGTCTTTATCGTCTCGCTCAATGTACGCCCACTTGCCATCGACCTTTATGATGCTAGGGATATTGTGATCGCGGTCTGCCGCCATCGCAAGGAACAACATATTTACTTTAAGTATTTTCATTTTGATTTCCTTTTTTTTGCTGTTAACTGAAACACACTGGTCATTAAGTTGATTTTCCAAATCATGTTTTACCAACAAATATCTTCCCTTACGAACTTTGTCTATTTTTGACTGTAGAATTTCGTCAATTTCATCAATGCAAACTTGCGTAAATATTGTTGAATTTAATATTTTTGAGACTTCACGAATTCTATTTAAAGGCATTCTCAATGTATTGTTAAACCACCATCCAACAGTTGATGGGCCTACCATTAATTCGCTTGCTAAATAAGATTTAGATATATTTTTTACAATCATTTGCTCGTGCAAACACTTAACAACTTTTTGTGAAAATAAATTTCTTTTAGCGCGGGTTATTTTTTGATTCATTTTGATTTCCTCAGTTCATAACAAGGTTCACACATCCATCTGCGCTGGTGA